TCAAAGGTATTGAAAAAGCCGAAGTTGAATTTTACGAACAATTAACCAAAACATTAGATAAGATAGAAGATGAGATTGTAGCATTAGCTGATGTTAATTTACCAAGACAGGCTGGTAAGCTTATTGAACTACAAAGTGCAGTAGCAATAAGACCAAAGATAAAAGCAATACTTGATAAAGAATATTTACCTTTTGCAGATAGAGTTGTTAGAAAAGGTTTTGGAGAGCAAGCTAAAAGAGTTGAGAGACAATTTAAAACAATAGGATTAATACCACCTGAATTTCAAGAACTTACTAAGGGAGATTTAGCTTTAGTAAAAAATTTAAAGCAACAATATTACACACAGTTTAAAGATGTATCAAACAATTTTACAAGAATATTATCAGATAAAGTATATCAAAACACATTAGTTGGAACTGAATTTACAGTATTAGAAAAAGAATTAAGAGAATCTATTAATGGTATTTATGCAAGTTCAAGAGACCCAGCAGTTAATAGATTAGTAGATTATGTAAAAAGAAATAGAGATAACCCAGCACTTAAAAGCAGAGTTGATATAGCAATAAAACAATTACAAAGTAAATATGCAAGAACTAGAACAGGCGAGAATATGAAAAGATATGCTGGTCAAATACTTAACGATTCATTGAGAGACTTTGATGCTACATTAAACTTTAATAAATCAAAAGATGCTGGACTTACATTTGTTAAATACTATGGAGATGTAATACCAACAACAAGAGACTTATGTAGAAGAATGGTAAGTGGGAGTCTTAATAAAAGAAAGAATGGTTTATTTACAATAGCAGAGATACAAGACATTTGGGCTAGTAGAAGTTGGTCAGGTAAAAAGGGTGGTAATCCAATGGTAGTTAGAGGTGGATATAATTGCAGACATCAGTTTAGTTATGTTAATCCTGATTGGTATGAAGATGATGGAGAAGATTCATCTACACTTTTGAAAGATTCTAAACAAGATACAAAACCAACAACTTCAATATTTGGAGATATATCAGATGAAGAAAGAAAATATTTACCATTAGCATTTGGTACAGTTGCAACAAACTTTACTAGAACTATTAGCAAAATACCTAAATCTCCTAAAATGCCAAAACTTGATGGAGATAAAGCCCATTACAGACCATCAACAGATGAAATTAGTTTGAGTGATTTTAATATAGAAAATAATTTAAGAGCAAGACGAATATATGCACACGAATTTGGACATAAGATTGACCACAATATTGGAAACATTTTGTTAGAGAAAAAAGATATAGCAAAAAAAATAATTCCAAATCCAAATAGATTAGTTTTAGATATAAAACCTAAAACAACAAAATTTTCTGGTGGTGCTTCTATGACCACAAGTGGTAAAACAAAAACATTATTTGATGATGTTGTAAATGAAAGAGTGGGTAAAAATACAGTTCAATTAAGTAATTCTGCACAAATAGAAATAATGGCAGATAGAGTTAATTTAAAAGATAACATTAAAGTAGGTTTATCATCATACACAGATGATTTAATGAAAATAAATAAACAATCACAAGGAAAAACATTTGACCAAAGATTAGCAATTAGAACAAAATATCTTGATGAGACAATAGATAATAAATCATTTCCATTAAATAAAAACGAAATAAGAATATTATTAAGAGAAAAAGGTATTGCTTATGACCCAATGGATTTACAGGTAATAGATTTTGTTACATCAATAAAACACAAATTAGTTATTTCAAGATATGGAAAACCTTTAAAACTAAAATTAAAAAATGGAGAGTCATTTAAAGCTTCTACAAGAGATGCTGGTAAAGGTTTTGACCCAATGTTTGCAGATTATGTTGGAGCAATAACAAACAACGCAATAGGTTTTGGACATAAATTAAGTTATTACGAGGGATTTTTTTCAACAGAAACTATTAAACAAGGCTATGGAAAAATTACTTATGGTCATAGTACAGAAGCTTTTGCTAACTTTACTGCATTATCAAACACAGACAATAAAGAGATATACATAAAACTTATGAATTATTATGCACCACAAACAACAAGAACATTTAGCGAATTATATGAAAGGAGTAATTTATTATAATGGATTTAGAAGAATTATTGGGTATTTATATTGATAAATTTGGAGAAGAACACGATATAGATACAGCCTTATTAACAGAAGATGGAGAAGAAACACTTATAGATTTAGTTAAAAAGGCTATATCAAACAATGAGCCTATCTCCAAAAAACAAATAATAGACTTATTTGGATATGACCCAAATGAGACAGGCATATTGATTTAATTAAAAAGTAGTGATACATCAACAATATAAACAATAGGAGAAACAATGTCAGATGACACACAGGTTAATCAACCGAAAAATGATGTTCAGGAAGCTGAAGTTAAACAAACTCAAACTGACGAGAAACCAACACCAACATTTAATCAAGAAGATGTAGATAGAATTGTCAAGCAAAGACTTGAAGCTGAGAAGTCTAAGCATCAAAGAATGTTAGACGAAGCTAAGAAACAAGAGGAAGAAGTGCTTAAAGAAAAAGAAGTACAGGAAGCTAAATCTAAATCTGATCTTGAACAACTTATGAAACAAAGAATAGCTGATAAAGATAAGGAATTAGCTGATTGGAAGTCTAAAGTAAAAACAATCAATGTAGATAATTCTATTATGTCATTAGCTTCTAAGAGTAATGCTATTGCTCCTGATCAAGTAGTATCTTTATTAAAGAACGAAGTTAATTATAATGATGATGGCAGAGTAGAAATACTTGATAATAATAAGAACATAAGATACAACTCAAAAGGGGAATTGTTAACAATAGAAGATAGAGTTAATGAATTTTTAGATGCTAACCCACATTTCCGAAAAGGGTCTTTGGCTGGTACAGGAAGTCAGTCTAGCATCGAGGGTAAAACTGTAAAACCATTTAATATTCAGGACTTAGACATGAGTAATGCCGAAGATCGAAAAAAGTATGCAGAATATCGCAAACAAAGAGATTCAGGTGCTATTCAAATAAACTTAAACAATAAATAATAAAGGACAAATACAATGGCAAACGAAAGCACAAGTTCTACACTCTCGGAATTATATACTGAGATCGTAGCAGAAGCATTATTTGTAGCAAGTGAAAGATCAATTATGAGACCACTTGTAAAAAATTATGCTATAACAGGTGGTGGAAAGTCAGTTGAAGTGCCGATATATTCTAGCGTGAGTGCTAGTGCTGTATCAGAAGCTTCTGACTTAGCTAACACCGAAATCAATCCAACTTCTGTGACTATCACAGCATCAGAAAATGGAATAATGACTACTCTAACAGACTTAGCAAGAAACTCTGCTCCAAGAAATGTAGCTGGAGATATTGGTAAGCTTTTTGGAGAAGCGATTGCAAGAAAAATTGATAAAGATTTAACAGCTTTATTTGGTGGTTTTTCAAATACAGTTGGCTCAGCATCGACAGTTATGTCTGCTGGATTAATCTTTAATGCAGTAGCTAAATTAAGATCAACAGGTGTACCAAGTGATAATCTTTCTTGTATATTACACCCACAAGTAGCTTTTGATCTTAAATCAGGTTTAACAAACACATTTGCTAACCCAAATATGGGTGCTGGAAATGAAGCATTAAGAACAGGATTTGCTGGTCAAATTGCTGGTGTTAATGTGTTTGAAACTTCAAATATGACAGACTCATCAAGTAATGATCCAGGAACTTCTGGAGATTACAAAGGTGCAGTTTTCCATCCTGAAGCTTTAGCATTAGCAATGATGCAAGACTTGAAAATCGAAACTCAAAGAGATGCGAGTTTAAGAGCAGATGAAATTGTTGCAACAGCAGTATATGGTGTGAAAGAATTACACGATTCATATGGTTGTGAAGTTGAAGCAGACTCATCAATTCAATAGTTATAAGTTTATCAGGGCGAGAAATCGCCCTGATACTACATAGGAGAATTTATGGATATAAAATTAACAAATGGTAGAAAAATAATAGTTAAAAATAAACACTATTACGAAGTCAATATAAAACATTTTCAAAATAATGGTTTTGTTCCTGTCGATGAAGTAAAAAAAGAAATTAAAAAAGCGACAGTAAAAGACATTTCTGATAAAGTTGTTCAACTTAAACCAAAGAGAAAAAAACATGCTAAGAAAACTAAAAAAAAGAATTAAAAGATTTATTAATTGGATTATGGGTATTAGATAATGGCTAACTATACAGGTGCGAATGTAATCACTACATCAGATGTTTTAAAATATCAGCCTGATGCTTTTGATTTTGGTATCTCAACAACTGCTACTGAAACAACAAACTTTTTAGCACAAACAACAAACGATATTTTAAGACAATTAAGAATAGAGTGGTGGCCTGTATATAAAACAAATGTATTCACAGATATTACAGTTCTTAATACTGCTGAGATGGATAACACAAAAGTTAATTTAGATCAGTTTGAGAGGGCTGGAATATATCTATTTCTAGGAAGATTCTATTTACCAGCATTAACTAAGTTTAGACCTGAGACAGAAAAAGACAGATTTGAAAGAATGTCTGAATATTATATGTCAGAATACAATAAAGAATGGCGATCTATACTTGAAGATGGTGTTGAGTACGATGAGACAGGAGATGGCACTATACAAGTTTCTGAAAGAGAGCCTTTACATGGATATAGACGATTGACTAGATAATGGCTTTAGATGTTAAGATAAAAAGTAACAGTAAAGCTATTGAAAAAAGATTTAAAAGATTAGAAAGTAGATTTCCATCAATTATTGATAAAGGTATTTTACAAGGTGGTTTTCAATTATTAGATATTGTTAGAACTAAAACAGCTAAAGGAGTTGATTTTAGAGGTAATCCATTTGCTCCATATTCTGATGGTTATCTAAAACAATTACAAAGAGAGGGAAAATCAACTAAAGTAGATTTGTTTAACACAGGAAGAATGTTAGGTTCAATAACACCATCAGGAAGAACAATAAAAATAACAGGTAAAAACAAAGTATCTATAAGTTTTAGCAATTCACAAATGAGACAAAGAGCATTATTTAACCAAGTATTAAATGAGCCTAAAAGAGAATTTTTTGCCTTTAACAATACAACAGAAAAGATTATAAACAAACAGTTCAACAGATTTGTTGCAAAAGAATTAAAGAAAATGAAACTATGAGTGTAAGAGAAAATATAGCATCTAATTTATTATCAGTCATATCTGCTATATCTAGCCCTGATATTATAAAAGCAACTAGACAACCATTTCAATTAGACGAGTTATCAGACAAACAATATCCAGCAGTAATAGTACAAACATCAGAAGAAACTAGAGAGGATTCAGAATTAGGAAGTGGAGCAAAAACTAGAATAGGTACTATTGACTTTGTTATACTTGGTTTT